GGTCCAGACAGTCATCACCCGATACGGCTTGTTTGATCGCGACGACGAATGGTTCTGGTCGGAATCGTTGATGCGTCGCATGGAAGTCTACCAAGAACGCAAGCAGAAACTGCGCGAAGCAGGTAGAAAAGGTGGCATCGCCAAAGCACAGTCAAAGCATCGCCAAAGCCATGCCGTAGCATCGCCAGAGCATCGCCATAGCAACCCTCTGGCATTAAAGGAAAGTAAAGGAAAAGAAAGTAAAGTAAAAGAAAGTAAAAGTGTGGAAAAGGAAATCGCGCGCGATCACTGGAAGGTTGAAAGCAATGAAGCGGTCAAGATCTACATCGAAGTATTTCACAAACCACTGCGACCATTCCAGCGTGACCTAATTGCACATCACGTCAAGGACAACATTCCTGCGTGGCGCAACACGTGCGAATTCTGGCATGAAGAAGGATACAAGCCGGGAAACGTCGAAGACATGATCAAGCGGTACAAGCGATCGCTGGAAGTGGATGGAAACGAAGTCGAACGTGCGACCAACATTTCGACCGTCATGAAGCAGATGCTGCAACGCATGCAGAAGGAAGGCAACATATCACCCGATGCCGTCAAGAAAGTCTTGGCAGGCGAACTGGTCATCAAGTCGAATCCGCAAGGCTACTACTACGTCACCAAGAACACAGCATGAACGGACTGGACGCACACGTCATCGAAGACATCGCATTACGTCGGACTGGGCACACGCTGGAACAGTGGGATCGCTTAAATGACACAAAGCGCACGCAAAGTCTTGAATGGGCATACAAGCGCGGCTTAATCTTTCCAAGCGAATACTGTCGCATCATGAACAACACGGACCTTGAAGGACATGAATTCACGTGCATCATGGTTCCTATCAGCACTGTCCAGCAGTATCGGCGATACGAAGCCGACTACAACCACGAAACAGGAAAACCTACCACGCACATCATCATGTACGCATTGACATCGCAACTGCGCGAAGTCGAACACAACGTCTACACGCTATGACCACCAGACACACATCGACGGAGTATGCCGAAATCTTGCAGTCCTACATCGACAATGGCAAGCAAGTCAAAGACTTCTGCAAGGACTACAATCTGCGCGCCAGATACGTCGCGGCACTGATCATGCGCTTCAATATCGATCACGGCAAAGCATCCAGATCATTCGTGAAAAGAAAGGATGTTGAAACATGGATCTTGCAATATCAAAGCGGCAGAAATATCAGCTGGATTGCCAAACGGGCAAAGATGTCAAAGTCGACGATCAGTGGCTACCTTACGGCATTTGATGTTCATACCTACGACCAGTGCAAACCAGATTCGCGCAACATGCTGGAATGTCGCAATATCCTTGACTTCCACGCATACAAGATGGCATCTATCGAAGCGGCGAACTACTGGAAGGACAGATGCGCAAGGTTTCATCGCTATTGGATGGACGAAATGGAAACCATTCAACTATCGCAATGAAGCAGGAAGAACACAAACTGCAAGTACTGATGGTCAAGTACTGGCGATACACGTGCAAGCCACATCAAGAATGGTGGCTGTTCGCCATACCTAACGGCGGATCACGCGACAAGATCACAGGCGCCAAGCTGAAAGCCGAAGGCGTAAAGGCAGGCGTCGCAGATCTGTTCCTTGCATATCCTACGGGACACACCGACCGAAACATTCACGGCTGGTGGATCGAAGTAAAACACGGCAAGAACAAACTGACCATGTCGCAACAGAAATTCAGGGAAGAAATGATGGCGCAGAACTACGGCTTCGTCACCATTCGTGATCTGGATTCTTGGATGCGCTTTCTTTTAATGCTTACACAATCACAGGAGGAAACACCATGCGAAGCAGACTTGATCCACAACCTATTTCTGGAAGAAGACGTGCGGAAGCGTTCATCATCTTCATCTTTTTGATACCGCTATTACTTGTCATTCTGTTTACAGGATGGATTGACCACAAGTGATATGGAACGATATCTGACCACTGCAAGAAAGCACATGATGCTTCAAGCACTAAAATCACATCATGGTAATGTTAGGGCGGCGACAAGAGAAGTTGGTGTTCATCCCACTACGCATTATGACTGGATGCGCACTGATGAAGCTTACCGAAGCAAGTCATTGCAGGGTTCTTTTAATGCAATGTCTTCGCGCGATCAAATTCAGAAAACAATAAAAAACAGAACCGCTTTTAAGCGCAAAAAAGTAAATGGTTACGTTTATGTGATTCATTGCGAAGACACGACGTTTTATAAAATTGGCATAAGCAAAAAAAATTATAACGATAGATTATACAACCTACAAATTGGTTGTCCATTTGAATTGAAAATGATATATGTTAGTCATACAGATGACCATCGAAGACTGGAAAAAGAACTGCATAACAAGTTCAAGGACAAATGTGTTCGTGGTGAATGGTTTGATCTTGACGAAGCATCTCTGGACACATTGATTAAATACCTTGAAGACACACAACAGCCACATATGCAGATAGAACGACAGATGCAAATCGACTTTCAAGGCAAAGACCACAAGTAACAACAGTGACGCATGAAAGAAAGGCGCAGATGTCCGATGCGTACCTTACAAGCGACACTTCGAATCAAGCGCAACGGTGAACCACATGCCACGCCACGACACGGAAAAGAACAAGGCATTGATGCTTGAAGCACTGGAAGCGTCATTGGGGATCGTAACCACAGCGGCAAGGAAGGTCGGCATTCATCGCAAGACACACTACGACTGGATGCGCAGTGATGAAGCTTACCGAATGGCTGTGCGCGAAATCGACGACGTTGCCGTTGACTTCGCTGAATCGCAGTTGCACAAGTTGATCAAGGAAGGCAATCCAGCGGCGAACATCTTCTTCTTGAAGACCAAAGGCAAGCATCGCGGATACATCGAACGGACCGAAACAGAACACATCGGCGAACCACAGGTCGTCCATGTGATCTACGAAGACGCATTCGATGAAGACGAAGAAGATTGATCTGAAACTGCCACGACCACATCGTGCGCAACGTCAAGTCCTTCGTGAAGCCAAGCGATTCAACGTGCTGGCGTGCGGTCGTCGTTGGGGCAAGACAACGCTTGGTCTGGACATCGTCATTCGCCATGCCATCGCTGGGCAACCCGTCGCTTGGTTCGCGCCATACTACAAGTCACTGTTGGACGTGTGGCGGCAGGCGACGATCACGCTTGCGCCAATGGTCCAGAAGAAGAATGCCAGCGAACGGCGCATCGAACTGATCGGTGGCGGCTTGATCGAATTCTGGTCGCTGGAAGACATCGACGTCGCACGTGGTCGCAAGTACAAGGCAGTCATCATTGATGAAGCGGCGATGGTTCGGCATCTGAAAGACGCATGGACAGCGGCGATCAGACCAACGCTTGCCGACCTTCAAGGTGAAGCATGGTTCCTGTCGACGCCGAAAGGACGCAACTTCTTCTGGCAACTGTTTCGCAAGGAAGGCGGCAACTGGATGCGATGGCAGATGTCGTCATTCAGCAACCCGGCAATTCATCCAGACGAAATCCTTGCCATGAAGGCGGATCTTCCCGAACGGATCTACTTGCAGGAAATCGAAGCCGAATTCGTCGAAGATGGCGGCGGCGTGTTTCGCAAGGTTCGCGATGCCGTGCGCGAAGACATCAGCCGCACGCAGGACAGCCACATCGTCGTCGGCGTGGACTGGGGCAAGCTGAATGACTTCACCGTCTTCACGGTATTCGATGCGGCGCAAGGCGCAGTCCTAACCATCGACCGATCGAACAAGGTGGACTACCACGTGCAGGTTCAACGATTGAAGGCACTGTGCGACAAGTGGAAGCCACGGGTCATCGTTGCCGAATCAAACAGCATGGGCGAACCAATTATTGAACAGCTGCGACGTGAAGGATTGCCGGTCCGACCGTTCTTGACGACAGCGTCATCAAAAGCAGAAGCGATCGAATCGTTATCTTTGGCGTTTGAACAAGGAACAATCCAGATTCCCAACGACATTGCCTTGATCCAAGAATTGGAAGCATACGAAATGGAACGCCTACCATCGGGCAACATCCGATACAATGCGCCATCTGGTATGCACGACGACATGGTGATGTCTTTGGCACTTGCATATACACAAACGGCGACAAGACGATCATGGCTTTTCAACTGATAACGCCGACCAAAGGCATCAAGAACTTTCGTGCCGATTCCTTGATCGCTGAAATGTTGCACGGACAGGAAACGAACGCGAAG